TGATCGTCGGGGTGGGTGTGGGAGTAGTATTATCTATAGCTAATAAAATAACCTCCTGAACTGTTTTTCCTGCTGCAGGTATAACGTCTCCGTTTTTATATTGCCCAAACGAATCCCCAACTGCTAATTTAACCGGTAAATTGGTAGGAAACGTATAACTAGAACCAGCCGCGCCTGAAAAGCCTGATAGACCAATTCCACCTGAAAAGCCTGAAAAGCCTGAATAACCCGAACCAGCTGCGCCGCCGGCTGAGCCACTATACCCAGAATAACCTGATGTACCATCACCACCGGAGTAACCAGAACTACCAGCAGGCCCTGAGTAACCAGAAATGCCTGAGTAGCCGCTGTAGCCAGAAACACCAATACCACTGTAACCAGAAATACCTGATCCACTATAACCACTAATACCACTAATACCAGAGTAACCAGATGCGCCATCTTGTCCGTAATAGCCAGATGCGCCCGAATACCCCGATCCGCCTGAATAGCCAGACGTACCAGAATAACCCGATTGGCCAGAATAGCCTGAGTCTCCTCTTAATTGACCAACGTCAGTCCAGGTGGTATTAACCTTAACCCACAAGTGACCAGTATCTTCTGCGACAACACCGTTGCCATTAGTTGCAGATGGGAATGCTGTGTTTAAAGTTGTTTGAGCATTTCCACCGACAGTGGGTACCGTACCAATAATAGTAACTGAAGAGCCGTCTCTACCACTATAACCAGAATAACCTGATGTACCTGTACCACTATAGCCTGATAAACCTATAGCGCCTGAATAGCCAGAAGTACCTACCGCACCAGAATAACCTGATGTACCTGTTCCAGAATAACCGGAAGTACCACTGTAACCAGAGGTGCCGCTCAGTCCAGAGTAACCTGATACGCCTACAGTACCTGAATAGCCAGAAGTACCTACCGCGCCAGAATAACCTGATGTACCTGTTCCAGAATAACCGGAAGTACCACTGTAACCAGAAATCCCTGAGCCACTATACCCAGAATAACCTGATGTACCACTAACACCAGAGTAACCAGAGTAACCAGATGCTACCGCTGAACCAGGAATACCACTATAACCACTATAACCAGAAGTACCGTCTCTACCGATATAGCCTGCAGCAGAAAGAGCCGAAAGAGATGTACTGTACGAAGAATACGAGCCGTCATTATTATTTCTTTCTAAAAATATTAAATCTCCCGACAGAGGCGGAACCTGAGGAAGCTCATGCGGGAAAATTAAATTGTATTGATCGGACATTTGTTAGATATTTATTAATAGTCACTTACTAGCAAGTGCCTGAAGGAGGCAATACTAATAAAGAACTTAGCGCCGGGTTACCCGAGAGCAAGGCGGCAAGTAATGATAGTTGAGTTTGATTAGCGTTTGCTACTGAAGCAGCTGCTGCTGGTAAGTAGTTATTAGGGCTTGGAATTACTACATATGTTTGAGGTGTTGCAGAAGCACCTAATGCCCCGGTTATTGACCCTGCACCGTTAGTAACACCAATTAAATTAACAAGTACGTTATTGTCGTCATAGTCTCCATATACACTACTATTAGATTGGGTATTTTCTTTATAGTTAAAGACTTCAGTAGACTCTTTATCAACAAATTGAGTATAAGATTTGTTCTCAAGTATCTTAGGTAGGTTATTAAGATAACCATCAGCCTTATTGTCGTAAACCTGACTCATAAGTGCTTCACGAGGGGCATCAACTTCAAAGTTATAATCAAAACGTTTCGCCTTTATCATCCAAACGTAGTGACCAAATAGCTGATTATTCTCGCCTCCCATTTCATCTACCCGCTCAGTAATTTCAAACACTCTACCATCTCTACCGCCTGGGCGCAATGAACCGTATTCAGTTAATCTAATTAAATCCCCGGCTTTAGGTTCGTAGTTAGATGCTGATAATACCCCGCTCATGGCTGTTACTGTAGAGTAAAAAGTGTCTATAGGTATAATAGCAGTTAAGTCTGCTTCACCTTGTAAACCGAATTTGCTTAATACAACATTATCATTACTTAACGTCAGAGCCATTACAAGCGGGAACGGTATAGAATATCTTACTAAGGGCTGCTCTCCGTAAAAGTAATCGTGCGCGGAAAGATTGTATCCATTTATATAATAGTCTACTTGTTGACCAAATTGACCAATTTGTTCCTTCCACCAATTGTTCCAAAGCTGTCTTTCTGAAGCAGTTGAGTCAACACTTAAATATCTAACTCCACTTGTTCCGTAGGTACAGTTATAACCGCCACTTAAAGTGTCTCCAACTTCATCGGTTCCGGGAGCAACATAGTTACCGGTATCAACACAATATTTAGATAAGTAGCTAGCCATCAAAAATATTTACTATAACCTGTAGAATTAAAGGCAGATATACTAAATAATATTGTAAATGAAGATTAAATCATTATCTGACCTCGGCAACATCTATGCTGATATTGCATCTTCCGCTGAAGAAATTCCGGCATCTGTTGTAACAGAAAGATCAGAACAAGTTTTAAATACCGACGTGAGTCAGTACTTAAAAGAAGAAAAGCAAGTAAAGCCTAACAGCCCATTAGGCGGCGGTCCTGGTACTAAGGGTGACATATCCCCGTTAATGAAAAAGACCGGTCCAGAGGGCCTTAAGGGCAACAATTTTGTAAAAGTGAGCAAGGTTCAAGATCCAGCATCTGATCCAACCGAAATGAAGGATAAAGAAGAGGATAAAGAATCTGCTGAAGACAAAGAAAACGCCCATGAAGCGGAGACTGCAGAAAATACAACTTCCCAAGAAAAAGTACGGGAATCTGCACAAGAGAATAATAAGTATAATTACAAACCAAAATTTACCATGTCCAAACCAAAATTCGATCAACTATATGAGGAAGCAATCAAGAGTATTCCTTTCAACGAAGACGCAGATATGCATGAAGATGACGCCATGGGTGCTGACGCCGGCGTAGCTTCTGCTGATGATGCTGCTGCTGATGCACCAGAAATGGGCGCAGAAGAAGAGTCGCAAGACGTAACAATTACACTTCCAAAAGAATTAGCCCAAAAGCTCCATGACATTTTAATGTCAAGTCTCGGCGTTTCAGTCGATGACGGAGAAGGTGAAGAAGTCATGGGCGATGAAGACATGGGAGATGCACCAGTAGGTGAAGCCGTTTCACAGCCAGAGCCAAAAGAAGAAAAAGGCAACAATGCCTCTCTTCAAGGCAAGAGCAATAAAGTTGGCGACCTCCACAAAGCTGGCGGTACCGCAGACAAGGGTTCTTTAAAGAACCAACCAGAGCCAAAAGAAGAGAAGGGCAATAATGCTTCTCTTCAAGGTAAGAGCAATAAAGTAGGTTCAGGTACCGTTGCTACTGCCGGCAAGAAAATGTTCGAATAAAAACAAATAAGTTTTAAAACCAAACCCGCTGTTAACTTAGCGGGTTTTTTATTGTCTTAAAATAAGAAGCCGCCTAAACGACCGCTTGCCGTATTATGATTAACTGGCTTCCATCCTTGCGCTAGCATTTCATCCATATCAGAATTACCTGAGCCTTTATTACCGCCGGTTATATAAGCTGGATTGCGATTACTCTCAGCAGGTACCTTACCCTTACCGTATCTATTATATAGTTCCTGCTGGCTTGGTAAACGAGACTCACTAACTTCATAAGGGTCCCAATTGTGAGGTACTACCTTAAGAGGCTTACCATTACCGTCACGTTCAAGTACTTCATAAAACTGTTCTATCACTTTAGTGTCAAGAGCAAATAATGCCCAGATTAAAGCTTCTACTCTATCATCGAGGTAACGGTCAGATTGTTTTTTCCATACGCCATTAGGTTGACGTACATAAGTTTTAAATTCTTGTATAGTTTCTTTATCAGTAAGCTTTAAACATCTTAAAGTACCCATCCAGTATCTAAGATTGGACATAGCATTAAACTTACTATTGGTATGAGAATATACTCCCATGCGGTTATCCTTTTCTACCTTATCAGTAAAGGTACCCATACTTGGAGTGTACTTCACAATACTCTCATAATGGTGAGTGTGTACTAGGGCATCTATTACTTGAGCACCACAATTATTACGCTCTACCAGTAAAGGCGGCCGGCCCCATTCGTGGGCTATTTCTACGAGCTTCCCAGCAAAGTTAAAAGGATCTAGCTTGTTATTAGCATACACAGCTACTTGTTCTATGGCGGTTAAATCCGTTATATCTAGTATTTGTATCGTGGAGTTAGCTCTCTGTATACCCTCTCCAACGTCTACCCCTATTGTATAGAAGTGTCTGTCTTTTCTTTCTTTTAAAATAAGGTAGCATCCGTCTTCACTTACAAGTACAGGCTCCGGAGCAGTCTTTTCAAACTCTTCCATCTGATCTTTATCTAGAGCGTTCTCGCCTGCTGATCTAAAAGAGTTACCGTACTCCTGATCAAATGCTTCTATAGAACCTAAGGCTTTAGCGGTCATATCACGCCATTTTTCATCTCTACCCGGTACCTCCCACCAATCTACTCTTTCATTGTGCCAACCATTACCTCCGTCTAATGAATCGGTATATATATTATAAAAGAGATTACCTACCCCATTAGGGGTAGATAGCATAAAGATCTTAGACTTCTTAGAGGACGAAATAACCGGGAAAACCGATTCCCAAAAGTCATTCATAAACTCTGCCGGAATAAATGCCGCTTCGTCAATGAGTAGACAGTTAATAGATTCACCTCTGGCTGCATCTGATGTCGTCGTACTGATACCAATTGAAGAGCCATTGGCTAGTTCCATACCAGTCTTAGCATAGTTGACAATACCCGGCTTTAAGAAATTAGGTAACATCTCATATGCCAAACGAATACGTTTAAAAATATTAATAGCCGTGCCTTCTTTATTAGCAATAAGAAGCACTCTGTAATCGTCTTGAAAGCATACCATCCAGAGAGCAAAAATAGTTAAGATGGTAGTCTTACCGATCTGTCTAGAAGCAAGTACTACATTGAATCTATTCTCCACGAGAGATTTTAATATACGCTTCTGGTAGGTATAGAGCTTGATAGGCTGCTTACCTTCATCCAGATTTACGATATAAAAGAAACGAGAGAAATGTAAAATAGACTTGCGAGCGCGTTCAAGATCTTCCACCATCTCTGGTGTCCAGTCAAAGTTAGTCTCCGGTACCGGTAAGTTTTTATTACCAAGGTAATACGCTTGCTCTTTAGGCTTTGGCATTATAATTATTTACTTTGAAAATTCAATTAATATAGGTAAGTATAGGTTAAATGCCTACGATCAAGCTTACGGACCTAGCGCCCGGTAGCCAAGCTGAAATATGCGGTATGCCTGCACAGCCGGATTTATCAATGCGCTTAAATGAGTTAGGATTAAAGATTGGAAGCACTATAGTGTGTGAAGATAGAAAACAGATCTATAGATTCAATACTAGTAAATTTGTAATTAATTCACCTGTAACCGATCAGATCCTAGTAGACAATCTTAAGCAGGCCTCACTCTTTACCAATTCCCTCTCTAGTAAAGAGTAACTGGTTTAATTTATGTTGAGTTCTTAAAATTATACTCTATTATTAACAAACTACTATGGCAAAGATAATCAATAATAAAAAGCGGGGTAACTTTATCCTTAAGTTCCAGAACGGTAAGAAGCTTAAGTTCCGTACCGCAGAAGCTTTCTCTCACGTTAATGAAGTACTTTCACGAGGACGCTTTATTAATAGCGGTGAGATGTATGCCGCTGCTAAACAATGCGCAAATGGGTTTGAATATGTCTCACCAGAAGATATGGCTCCTGGTCGTAAGCGTAAGGACATTGAAAAGCGCTTTAATAATATTAACTTCGAATATTAAGTTTAGGCCTTAGGCTCGAGCTTTATCTTAACTACCTTTACGGGCATTGCATCGCCCTCTACTCCGTCTTCATCCCGGAAGCCTTGTTCCATGGATGAACGGACTGATACGAGATAGTCATCTGCAAGAGTAAGCTTAGACTGGATCCAGGCCTCAATATCATCACTGAGGTCGTGAGTCTCTAGCATCTCCTGGATCTTAACAGCATTAGCAATAATTTCAGCGACCTGAGAGCGGGCCATATGCACTTCATGATCAGGGTGTCCATCAGTCTCTTCGTTCGTACGAAAACTTTCTACGGTTTCAAGTAATTGGACGAGTTTATTAAAGCTACGGTCTTTCATATAAGGTTATTTATTAATATCTTCTTTAATACCACAGTACCGCACACTAATACTACCTCGTAATGGTCCCCTTCAGTCATATTAAGACGGTCTGGATCTAGAGGGGCTTCCAGTATAATGTCACCGTTTTCCAGTACTTTAATATCTAGACGGATAGAACGAGGATAGGTATCCGGGTCTACAGCTAGCGTGGCATAGTCAATAGCAGGGGTCATAGGGGGTGTCCCTATACTTATTAAAACGTAGGACGGGTAAGAGTGTAAATTGGCATATCCATGAACGTAAATTCAAAGATAAAACTCGTACGGTAATCAGCAGCTTTGTGTTCGGCTACAGCATGGGGTATCCAAGGACTATGGCAAATGAGCATTCCAGGTTCAGGAGTAACCCGGCAGATTTGCTCTGGTGCATACGAATCAATCGGTCTCCGGACTAGCTCCTCATTAGTCTCCTCGGCATTAATAAAGATTAAGTCTCCAGAGTCCTTAGGTGCCTCATAATAGAAGACCGCTACCATATGACTCCCTGCTCCTCCATGATGATGGGTCTTACTGGAGGCGCCCGTAAACAAGCGATTGGCCCAGGCCCGGTGAGTAGTGAACCAATTAGGATCTTTAACCG